TTGAGACCAGGTATTTTTCCAAGAAGTGAGAATGAATTCAATCACTTATTTATTTCAACAACAAATTACAGTACAATGAATAAGAACAATAAAAATTTATTTCAGAGACGTATATTAGGATTAGTTTCATATTATTATGGTGCAACACCAGATAATTTTGCAACTCAAAAATTAAATTATGTTGATGTTCCAATGAGCGATTATCATGAAGATATATATAATTATTTTGAGGAAATAGAGGATAATATAGCAAAGAAGGCTCGTGGGAAATCTGGAGGATCACAAGTTTATAAATCATATACAAGACAATCTGCAAATTTTGTATTTCCAGCAATATCACAATTTATTAATGGAGAAGGAAGACCAAGACCAAATAAATTTAGAATATCAGAAAGAGAAGCACAAAAATTATTAGAAGGTAAAGAAAATAAAGATGATTTGAAAGCTCAAAAAGATGGTGACAAAGTTATGAATGTTTCAAAATATCTTGATGCACTGAATGCGTATGGAATGGGGTTTAATCAATATTTGGATAAATTCAATGATGATGATATTAAGGCAAAATATACGATTATGGATGATGTTGAAACTTTTAAAACAAAGTATAAAAATGATTTTGCTAGTTTTCACAAAAATGAAAAAAAGAAATCTTCTTTGTATGGTGCTATGACAAAATGTTCAACAAAGATGACAAATATGATATTTAATATAATGATGTCACCTGGACCTACATTAGTATATTCAAATTATGTGTTAATGGAAGGATTGCAGATATTCAAGGTTTATTTGAGATATTTTAATTTTTACAATTACATGGAGACAAAACAATATGTAAAGGGTAAAATTGGTTATGTTGAATTTCATGGTTCTATAAAACAAGAGGACAGATACAAAGGAATGGAGGCATACAATAAAACTGAGAATAAATATGGAGAGTTTATTAAGATAATTTTGATTTCTCCTGCTGGTTCTGAAGGATTATCATTGAGTAATTGTAGACAAGTGCATATTATGGAACCTTATTGGAATGAGGTGAGAATAACACAAATGGTCGGACGTGCTATTAGATTTTGTTCACATAAGGATTTAAAACAGGAAGAAAGACATGTTGAGGTATTTAGATATAAATCAATAAAGACCAAGACATAGAAGATTTAGCAAGAAGTAAAGATGGATTAATCCAATCATTTTTATCAACAATGAAGGAGGCTGCAATAGATTGTGAATTAAATAGAAATCACAATATGTTAGTTGAGGAGTACAAATGTTTCCAATTTGATGAGAACAGATTATTTGATCAATATATTGGTCCAGCATATAAAGAAGATATAAATGATGATGTAAAAATTGAGAATGGATTAAATAGTATGAAATCAACAAGTATTAAAATAAAAGTTATGAAGATACAGGCTGCAATATTATTATCAAAACCAGACGAAGAATTAAAGTATTCAGAAGTTAAGGATTATTGGTATTATGATAAGTCGCACACTGTTTATGATTATGAATTACATTTTGCTATAGGTAAGGTAGCAACAGATGAGAATGGATTTGCTCTTAAATTAGACAAGGACACATATATAATTGATTATATGATTCCAATACCGATTATTGATTAACTTTTTTATTGTGGAAATGTCAACAGAAATATATAATATAATAATATAATATGTTGAAATATTCAGAAGATTTAAAACAATATATTGATAAGATAATACCAGATATTACGATTAATGATAATTATAGATATTGTGGTACATTTTATAAGGGTTGTACATATATTACAGATGTGGATATAATGAATTTTATTGATCCAAATATGAATTATGAGATATTATATAAAATGTTAAAGCAAATAATTACAAATTTGCCAAAACACGTTAAATTTTTATATTTATCATCTGGACACAATAGCAGGATAACAAATTATCCATGGAAAATAAATAATCCAAAGATAGTTGAGAATTATAATTATGATGAGGCAATAAAATTTGGTGAAACCATAACTGATATTATGCCACTTGATAAATTTAAGAAATATGTAGAGCCAGATCCAGATATAAATAAAATAATATTACTTCAAATAAAATTAGATAAAAAATCAAAAATAAAATGGACTTTGGAAGATATAATGTCAATGAAAAAAAAAGTTGATGACAAAACTATTGATATTGTTGATTCATTGAAAACAAGTATGAGAAATATTATTCATTTTATGTTAAAACTTGAAAATGAATATATAGCAATTGAAAATGGTATTGAAAAACAAATACCATGGGAGACTAGATTTGATGAGAGAGAATATGTTAGATATTTGAAAAAGGAATATTATTATATATTGATTGATTTAAAAAAGAATTTTAAATTTAATCAAAGATACGTAGAAAATATTAATTATATATTGCAGGACATGTATGGATCTTACAAACAAATTATTATGAATCTTAATCATTTATGCAAATTCATAAAATATAAATTTTACAGTGAAAGTGATATTTTAAGTTATGCTAAACTAATTTTGCATAAAATAAAATCATCAGAATATGAAAATGAAAAATTAATAAATGAATATGTAATACAAATAGATACTAAAAAATTAAATTGTAAATTTATTGACAAATTGGAGAATGATGTATTGTTATATTTAAATATGGAATTATATCCATTTGCATATGATTATCTTTTAAAATTACCACCTAAAAAATGGCCTCAATATCATTATTTAGCATTCAACTAATAAATAAAAATTATTTTTCATTTATTATATTATAATGATTGATTTTATAAAATTAAATGATACATTACGCAAATTAGAAGTTTTATCACAAAAAGATCAAATATATAAATCTAAGTATGATAAATTGTGTGATTTGTGTATAAATGGTAAAAATAAAAAATTAGCCAAACAATTTGGTGGAGAAGTAGTATGTAGACATTATTCCGCGAAATGTGATTCGATAAGAATACATAAATCATGCGAACTTCGAAAAGATAAATTAATGAGAATATTAAATGATTTAGAAACAGAAAATCACACATATTGGAAGAAAGCCTTAATGACATTTTCGGATTATATTGGATGTTGTTCAGAATATTATACAAGAGATGAGAATTTATATGATTTTGATAAATATATTTTACCGATAGTCAAGATTATAATGCATAGATTTAAGTATGCAGAACATTTCAAATATTGTTTAGATGAATTGGTATTGCAAGATGATGGTGATGGAAATAATTTACATAAAAATAAAATAGTGCAAATATTAGATTGGATAATGACTCTTGATCCTGATGCAACATATCCAAATAAATAATATTGGAAATATTGTTTGGAATAGTTTTATAATTTTTAGAGATTATAAAATTGGCATATAATATATGAATGAATTATTGAAAACATATACTATTGCAAGTATTTTTGGAATAATAAATGAAATAATGGTATCTGGTGGAACAAATCATTGTATTGAAAAATTTGATTGGAAATGTTTGTTAAGTATGACAGTTTTTAATATTTATGGATGGATTTTGATGATCATTATGTTGATTTTAAGTAGATTTGATAAAATGAGTGATATTTGGAAAATTATATTGATATTTTTTGGTGTATTGATTTTAGAGTGTGTATTTGGTAAAATGAGTTATTTGTGGCATAATAAACAAACTTGGAATTATAATGATAAATTATTATCATTTTGTGATGGATATACAAGTATATTGACTACTTTATATTTTACAGTTTTGATATTTGTTTATGTTAAAATTATTAATAAAATAAATATTTGATAATTTCGATTTTCATGTATTTCACCATTTTTACTTTATGATAAACTTCATAATATTTACATACTAATAAGAATATTAATATTATATTTTGATATTCTTTTGATGAATATTGGAATAAATTTGGTTTCCAGTTTATATTTCCAAACATTTGATCATTAATTCCAATAATTTTTGAATTATCTGGAAATTTCAATAAGGTAAAGGCGTATATATTACATCCACAATACCACAATTCATTATTATTTTTGAGAAAGAACGACCAATTGAATCCACATGCAATTTTGGATATATTAGGATCTTTCATTATTAGTTCTGGTTCATTTCTATTTATTGTGTCCTTGAGACCAAGTTGTCCAAATTTATTAAATCCAATACCCCACAATTCGCCATTTTTTTTGAGTATTAATGTATGATCAGCGCCTGAACAAATTTGTTTTATATTTGTTAAATCATTTGACGAATCTTCAAAATTAACATCAATGTGAGTTGCAAAGTATTTGCCATTGAATAATATATTTTCATCATTGATTAATATTTGATGACTGTTACCATTTATAATTTGTTTTAAATTTGAATCGCTAGTTATGATTTCAAAATTATCACTATCGAATACAATTGATTTATTATTTTTTAGTATTATTATTTCTTTTTTATAATTAATTGTATTTTGATCATTTATTTTAATTTTTGTTAACTTATCAACATGACATCCACTTAATACATCACCATTATATTTTATCATTAATATATAATTTTTATATAGATGTATTGATTCAATTTGATTTTGATGTGATAAAGTTGGAACATTGTTGAATACAAATTGACCATTTTTTTTTAATGTCATTGTATTGTGACAATCTCCAGACATTTGTTTTATTTCTGGATCAATATTTGATAAAATTGGTGGATTTGGAAATTTTTTGAACTGACCATAATTATTTTCTCCAATAGTCCATAATTTACCATCTTCTGTGTAAATATAATTGCAATAAAACATAATTAAATTATATTTGTATAATTGATACATTAATGATTTAATTTTTCAACTTTTTATTGATCATATTTAGTGTTAGTGGCAAGTTCACATTCTACAACACCTATAATAAAAGTCATGAATACTTGATATTTTTTATTCAATGGATGTCTGCAATCTGTCACTGGAATAGGATGACCTGATATTTTAGCACATTCTAGTTCATCATATGTATATAAATTTCCAATTTTTAAAGGAAATCCCAAACTATCAGTAAATTTGATATTCATGTTTGTGATATTACCTAAATTTGATGATTTAAATATTTTTTCTCCATAATATGGGATACCAAGATAATGATTTTGGCACAATTTATCTGGGATTATAACAGCAAATGGTCTTTGTGTTGTCATCATTCTACCTGTATCTGGATTTGTTCTTAGACTATTATCAGCAGTCGCGAACATGGTTGTATGCTCAAGACTTTCTATATTCAGAGAGACAAATCTATCATCAGCAATTCTATTTTTGCAACTGTATGTATCATTATCTTTTTCTAAATTTATTCTTTGAGGCAAGACAATAGTATCTAATTTAACATATTTGACATTTTTGAAATCTTTATTAATATATGGTTGTGGTGGTCCTTCAAAGAATGCAGATTCGTCATTATTAAAATTTTTATTGACGCTTCCTCCAGACAATACACCAAATTTCACGATGAAAGAGAGTGGATCAGGATATGCTTTAATATTTCTATCAACACTATCGATCATTACTCTATATTCTGTGATATTTTCATTCATGAGATTATCAGCAAGATTATTATGGATGATATTATTTTGATTTTTGTAATCCATTGTTTCTATGATTGGGTATGGTTGTTTATATGCATTTTTAAAGTTACTCATTTGGTTTTGATTCATGAGATGTTTAGAATTTGAGGTGATGGAGATAAAGTTATCATTTGGATCAGCGAACACTCCATGATTTTCTTTGAATTGAAAATTATTTGAGGGAACTGATTGTCTATTGAAATTATTATTATTATATCCATTTGGAGGAAATTTACTATTTGGGAAACTATTCATGTCTATAATAAGAGCATACATAAAAAATAGTAAAAAAAAATTGTGTTTAGATTTAACATTTAAAAATAAAAGAAATAATATAGTAATATTAAAATAATGGATAAATTTTTCTTTTCTGACAAAAATATAAGTCAGTTATGTAATACTCTCGAAAAAACCTTAAATATAAAGAACGATCCAGCAAGTAAAAAAAAATGTAGGAAATTTCTCTCTGATCAAATGAAAAATATTTTTAATGAATATGGCCATAAAAAACCTAAAAACATTGATACAATTGAGTTCATGAATAAATTGAATGAAATGAGTGTTAGAAAATGTATTAGTATAGCCAAAGGAATTAAAAAATCAAGTAAGACTAAATCACCGGAGAAGATTAACCAATACAAGATGGATCGCGAAAAACAATTATTTGGGGAAAGGGAGATGCATATACCTGACAGATCAAAATTCACACAAACTAATAACAAGCAAACATTTGAATCAGCAAGTTATTTAAATGGAGCTGATGCAAATGCGGGAGGATTTGCTCCATTTACAGATCAAATTGATAATGTAACACCGGACACATATATGAGTGCTGATGGTAGAATAGGACATGATTTTTCAAGCAGAAGTAATAATAATCAAAGTAATGATAAAAATTCAGATAATTTAATGGAAGAGATGAATAGGCGTAGACAATTATATGGTCAAGGAAATCCTCCAATGGGTCAAAATCAAATGGGTCAAAATCCGATGAACGATTCATTGGGAAATCCAATGGGTAATATGGGCAATGGATATGGGCAAAATTTAGGAAATGGTTTTGCTCCTCAATATAATCCGAATATTGGTGGAACAAATCAAGTACCACAATATGATTTTAATTTGGATAAAAATGCAACAAAAAACAGAAGACAGACATATGATTCTGTCAATCCAAATGCAGGCCAACTTGATAGTTCATATAATGCATTGGGTGGATTTGGAGGAATGGATCCAATGGCAAATAATGGAATGGGTGATTTTGGGAATCAGAATCAAATGCAACAATTGATTCAACAATATGTGCAACAACAACAAAATAGCATGTTTGGTTTTGATACAAATCAAAATATATCACAAAATCAAAGTAATTATCCAACAAATCCATTAAATCCGAATGATATAGATGCAGAATTGAATAGATATAAAGATACAAGAATGAATGATAAGCAATATAATAGAAGACCAAATGACAAAATAGATTTTACAACTTCTCCACATTTACAAAATAATCAGAACAATCAATTCAACAAACAAAATATTCCAAATAATCAAAACAATTCATATGGTGCGGATCAACATGAATTATTACAAAAAATTCAAATGTTGATGAATCAGAGTAATCAGAATAATAACTATTTAAACTTTAAAGGATGGGAGGGAGGGGAAATAAAAAATTTGGAAGTATTAAAAGCAATGGATACTGAACATTTAGATGAATATATCAAAACTATGAAACAAAAGATTCACTCTGCTGAAATGAATAAGTTTACAATTAGTCCTCTTACTATTCAGCTCATGAGTTCAGATCACATTAACACTCTAATTAAGAAAATCAGTTCTGAAATTGTTGGGATCACTGATACAAATAATAACAATAACAAGGAAAAAGAACATTTTGATTTATCATTTGACGATAAGATGCCACCATCACAAAATTTAAAAATAGCAAGTTTACTTCAAAAATATAAAAATGATATAAAACAAGATTCTTCATATGATGATATGTATGATAATCATATAGACCATTATAGTGATGGAAGAATGGCAATCCATAAAGAATATAATGATGATGACACGGATGATCATGAAGACAATATGATGAAAGCATCAATAAAATATATAACTGTACCAATTAGTATGGATGGTGTTGATCCAATGTCTTACAGTAGTTATACAATAGATTTGGGTGAATATAGGAACATTGTGAGTATAAGTTTGGAGGATTATGATTTTCCCGAATTGCAAAATAATATAAATGAATCAAACAATAAATTATCATTCAAACAGAATGGAGAATTAGTATGTTTAGATATAGAACCTGGAATATATAACATATCGTCATTAATTTCAGCAATACATGAAGGTGTTGAATCAAATATTACTATAAGGGCAGAAATTAGTGGGATAATAAATATATCTTCTTTGAATAATTCTGTATTTACTTTGCATAACGATGAAAATAGTATATTAGGCACATTAGGGTTTAATAAAAAGAAATATGATAGTAGAAGTTCATATAGATCCGAACAACATCATAAATTATTGATTAGTGATAAAATATATTTATTTTTGGATAACATTAAAGAAAATGAGCCATTTGCGGTGATAAATGCTAATACAAATTCATCAGATACATGTCCAATAGTATTAGATTTGATAGGTGAACCAATAGACAAATTAACAAAATTATCAATAAAATTCAAAATTGGACCAAAAAGTAATCAATTATATAATTTTAATGGCAGACCACATAGTATGACATTTAAGTTAGGTGTTTATTGAATTATTTAAAATAATAAATTAAATTATTTTAGATGATCTATCATAGAATTTCTGGGAACATATTTTGTTAATCCACTAAAACTGTTAATATATATTATAGTGTTTTTTAGAACTCCAGTATTTTTAATTTTTTTTTGTGGATATTTTGTCATAATTAATTGTTTTAAATTGTGTACTTTTATATTTTCTATTGGTTGATTGAATTGATATCCAAATGCTAATATATTTAAATTTGGTATTTGTAAATTTTCGATTGTATGATTAAACATATCACCAAAAGTCAAGAAAATTAATTTGGAAACTTGAAAATTTTCTATTGGCTGATCAAAATTATTTCCAAAAGACAAGAAAATTAATTTTGGAACTTGTAACTTTTCTATTGGTTGATCAAAATGATATCCAAAAGTCAAGAAAATTAATTTGGGAACTTGTAACTTTTCTATTGGATAATCAAAATCACTTCCAAAAGTCAAATGAGTTAAATTTTGAACTTGTAAACTCTCTATTGGTTGATCAAAAACTTTTCCAAAAGTCAAGAAAATTAATTTGGGAACTTGTAACTTTTCTATTGGTTGATCAAAATAATTTCCAAAAGTCAAATGAGTTAAATTTGGAACTTGTAAACTTTCTATTGGTTGATCAAAATAATTTCCAAAAGTTAAATGAGTTAAATTTGGAAGATTAAGATCATTTATTTTTGAATTAAACTTATCATCAAATATTAGATGTGTAATATTTGTGTGAATATATCCAAATTCGAAATCATCATAAATAATAATTTTTGGTATTTGGTCCAAGTTATTTTTTATGATTATATCATTTGTAATATTATAAAAAAGTGATTTAAACGTAACATGATAATAATATTTTTTATTGGCATATAATATAATTTTATTATTTACATATTTGCATGTTTCTGCCCAACTGAATACATCACTTTTTGATAAATAACTGCATATTAGGTGAACAATATCTTTTGATAAATTCATTATTATATATATATGAAGATATAAATAAAAAGATGATTATGTTATTACTTAATCAATTTTTTATAAAAGAATTATAATTTTTCATCGATGAAATATACATCTCTGCATTTTTGTACTTCAGCATCATCAAGTCTTTTTGTTGTGATTTGTTCAAATGTTTCTCCTTTTAGTAGTCTTAATATAAAGTTAATAGAATATACGCCACATTCACTATTACCTCTTTGATGTTCTGTTTTATTATGATTAACAACAAGTTCATTTTTTTTAATTTTATTTTTGGTCAAACAATAATTTGCCATGAATCTCATGAATTTTCTAATTTCTTCATCAGGTTCATGTCCTGTGGAATCAGAAAAGTATATTTGATTATTTTTGATATCAAAGAATAATCCAACCCAATGAGAACCAGGTTCTCCGGATCTATCAAGATTAATGATTGCGCCAAATTTATATTTTCCATTATCATAATATTTATTGTAATCAACTCCACTGAATCCCTTTACGATTTTATCATCAATGTCTAGTTTCAGATCATTAAAATCGAGTGGAACAGCTCCCAAAAATTTAAAATCTAAATATTTAGATTCATATTGTATCATTTCAGCATTAATATCAATAGTATTCAACCATTTATTTTTTGTTGTTTTATTCATTGCAGTTGGTCCACGAGGTTTCCAAGTATTATTTTGTATATCATCAAATGTTTTTTTGTCAACATATTTGGTGAATTCTTGTTTTATCCAACATAATTGATCATTGCATATATTTTTAAATTTTTCATTAAATTGTTCAATTAAATATAATTTAAATTTAGATGTATTCAATGTATAATCAGGTGAATCAATATTTATTGGTTTTAGATCAGGTTTTTTATTTTTTTCAACAAAATTATTCCATCCTTTTGCCAATTCCACCAAACTTGATACTGGTAAACACGAACCATCTTTATATTCTTTAGATGGAGCACATTTTGAATCTTCTTTATTGGACATTATATAATTATATACACATATAATTATTATTCAATAATCAATAATTAATTCTTCAAGATCGTAATCACTATCACAAAAGACAATTGTTGAATTATTATTAGACGTATTTTTTGCTAACACTCCAATTAATTTATTATTTTCGTTGAAGACTGATCCAATTCTATCGACATAATATGGAATTTTATTTTCCCCATATAACATTTGATCTAAAATTATTTCATCACTATTTTCTGTTCTATATTCATTAACCATAACAACTTCATATTTTCTTGAACATTCTTTTATTATATGATTTTTTTCAGATTCAAAATGAGGATACATTTCAAATATTTTTTTGATGACTCTATCTCTTTCTTTTAATACGGCATTATTTATTTTTTTTTCATAGCTTTTTTCCAATTTAACAATGGTTTCAGCAAGTTTTATTTTTAATAATTGATTTCTATCATAATTTTTAATTATTTCATTGACAGGTTGTTCTTTATTGTGATCAACAATTATTTTGTCAATATTTGATTTAAAATTGTCATTATCATCCATAATTATATTATTATATATCAATAAATATATAATTATACTTTTTAAATATCAACTTTTTTTGATAAAATAATCTTAATCTTCAAATAAACACATATCAAGCATTTTTTTATTATCTTGTACTTCTGTATCAACAATAATTTCATTTTGTAATGATTCTATGTAAGTATTATAATTTGGCGCAGATACATCATAAATTTTCTTTATTACTGTTGTAATATCTTTCGTCATTTTTCTTGATTTAGAATTGATATAATCATTGAGTAAAGTTATTTTATCTTTATTATTTCTAAAAAATAACACTTTATTCCATACTTCTTCTAATACTGGAAGTATTTCGGCGAACCATTGTCTATCTCTTGCAATTGTTACATTATGAGATTTTTCGAGTTTCCAATATAGTATTTTATCAAAATAGTAATTTGGTAATTGTTTATTTAAATCATTAAGTGTATTACTCAACCAAATATCAATTTCGTGTGGTGTCATTTCAATTTTGGGTGGATAAATATGCTTAGATTTACCATATAACACATCAAGATATTTACCTTTCAAAACATTACTCATTTCTTCTTTTGGGAATAATTGTATAACACATCCTTTTTCAAGACCAAACGATAAAGATCTAAATGGTTCCAAAGGATCAGTATCATTTAAAAATTCTTCTTTTGATGCATATTCTTTAATATCACATTGCCAAAAATCGCATTCTTCAAGTTCACAACATTCTAATTGCAATTGTACTTGAACCCAATATTCATATGGACAAATACCATCTTTAACTTCACCACTTGTTTGTATTACTCTCGTTACAGGACATTTAATTTCCAACATGCGTCCAACATATTTGGATTTGTGAATTCCATCAAATTTATATGGAGTGCATATTCCATCAGGACTAGCTCCCAAAAATGGAATAGTCGGATGTAACATGAGACCAAACTCATCGATTTGCACATTCATTCTACGTGCATATATCATTGTGGCAATTTCTTCATATTTAACTCCATGATGACAAAATTTATTTTGTATGAATGGCGATAAATCACATTTCTCCAATATAAAATCATATGCTTTCCCATATTTACCTTCTCCCATCGAACCTGCCGCAGCACTGGCAGTTATAACTTTTTTTCTCATTGCATGCCATTCATTGGATTTTTGCACTGGTAATTTAACTGCTCTCAATCTATTGAATATTTCTTTATTTTTTTCATAATTTTCATCAACTTCATCATCTACTTGAACATCATGAATCCATTGAGTTCCACATGGTTCAAGTTTTTTGGTATATTGATATGATTGTTCAACTGGATATACATATATATCTTTATTTTCTAAATTAGTATCTGCATCAAATTTTGTTTCAATTGAAAACGAATTATTGTTTGGTTCAAAAAATAATTTTTTATTTTCAATTTCATCGTCCAAATCAGTTTTATTATTAATATTATCTACATCTACATCATCATTAACATCATCTCCATTGGATAGATTAGTTTTATTTTTAATATTGTTCATAACACTCTCAATGTCTTTTTGTTTTTTTTTTGTATTGAAATAATAATTATCTTGTTTTGCTGAATGATGTAAATATTTTTTGGAAAATTCTTTAATTTGATTTTTATCGGCGATGTCAACTAAATCTTCAGAATCAGTCAAATCATCAAGTATTTTCATTACTTCATCATTTTTATATTTTTTATTTTCAAAATGATTTTTCATGACTTCTTTTGTTCTCTTTTCGTCTTTTCTATTCATTTATGAATTAATATATGATTGATATCTTTATATATTGTGTATTTATCAATTTTATTTGATGTTAAAAAAGATGAAATTAAAACTATTTAATAATATCATATTCAATATATAAATTATATATGCAAAAACAGAATATAAATATAGTGGTTGTAGGTTCTGTTAATAGTGGTAAAAGTACGTGGACTGGTGTGATGGTATCTGGAGAATTAGATGATGGAAATGGATATGCAAGATCTCATGTTGCAAAACATCCACATGAACTAATTACTAAAAGAACATCAGATATATCAACTAAATGTATCGAGTTACAAGATAAACAAATTAATTTAGTTGATTTGTGCGGACACAGACCATATTTGAAAACTACAATATATGGGATGTTAGGCACTTTTCCAGATTACGCCATATTAGTTATTTCAGCAAACAAAGGAATATTGGAGATGACATTGGAACACATTAGAGTTTTGCTTGTCATGAGAATTCCTTTTGTGATCATTATAACAAAGATAGATTCAATAGATACAAATGAGAAAATATATAATGAAACAATACATTCAATAAAAAAACATTTGAGCAAATATAGAACTCTTGCATTTATAAATACTTTTAAGGATTTTTCTGAAAATAAAAATGCAGACGATACATTAATAAAGGAATCAATTCAGAAATATGCAGGTATAATAAAAGATAATCATATGTTAGTTCCTGTGATTTCATTATCAAATAAAACAGGATATTTTATTGATGTATCAAGAACATTATTATATTCTCTTGAGCCAAATTTAAAATGGGATAATAAAATTGATGGTTCAATATTTTATATAGATACAGTATTTAATCCAGAAGGAATTGGAATAGTAGTGACAGGTAAATTGAAAGGTAATAATATTAAGGTTGGATCAGAGTTGATGCTTGGGCCATATGGAAATAATTTTATACAAACAAAAGTATGGTCAATTCATGATAGTAATAGAAACAAAATTGACGAGTTATCAAATAAACAATATGGATGTTTTGCATTACGTATTTTAGATAAAAAACTAAATTTTACAAGACATAATATAAAGAAGGTATGATATTATTACATAATTTTGATAAAACAAATAATATTGCAATAGAGTTTGAATCAATAATTGAAATATTTAAGAAAAAAAATGTTACAATTACCAATAAATATATATCTACAATTCATTGTGGAAATATTAGACAAGCTGCACAAATTATATTGCCCAATGATATTACTTTAAAAATGGGAGATAAAGCAAAGGTTAAATTTAGATTTATATCTCATCCAGAGTTTTTAGAAATAGGAGGTAAATTTTTATTCAGAGATGGAACTACTGTTGGTGCTGGAAGAATAACTGATATTACGCCAATTTCAGGTGAAGAATCAACAATTAATCAAAAGAAAATAACTAAAGGTAGAAAAAGAGTTAACATCGTTCGATTAAAACAAGTTTAATTTATTTATCAACTATTTGCATTTTATAATTTTTTATTGAACATCCAATAACCATCAAACATATATTTTTTGTAAAACATTCAATATATTTTAGTTTACTTCTAGTTCTATTTTTGGATATCAATAATAAAATTTTAATTATTTTATTAAATGATTTTTTATTTCTGATATACCACCATGGATGTAAATAATTGGCCCATTCAACATTATATTGAGTGATATTTATATAATCATACAAATTTGATTTTGCCAATGAACAGTGGAAACAAAAATAATAAGCTGCTTTATTATAATCTTTCATTGAATAATATATTTTTCCGAGATTATATGTTGATTCTATCACTATTTCATTATTATTTGATAATTTCATTGATAATTCATGTAATTTTATTGATTCATATACATCACCTATTTCTTTATAATATCTTGCCAATGACATTGTTGCATAAAAATAACCATTTTTTGAAGCATTATAATAATATTCAATTGCTTTATTAATATTTTTAATAATATATTCATAGTAAAAACCAAGATAAAATAATTCAACATCACTTTTACTATTTTGTATTTTATTATTTGTCAATAACTCATAGATAGCATCAGCAGAATTATCATCCATATCTATATATATTTTTTTATATGACGTCCTTAATTTATATATAGTTTCTTTTTTATATATTATATTAGGATTATTGGTAGGTATATTGAATATTGATTTCATCATGTATATAATATGTATTCATTTGTAAATCAAAAAATTGATATTCAAATGTATTGAATATCATTTGATATTAATATTTGAATAAATGCCATATTATTTTGTTTGTTTGTTATTGTTTATGTTTTTCATTAAAGGATATACAATATGTACTTTTGGAAATACATTTGATAAAAATGTATATTATTTGAATATTTCCGTTGATCAATGTGATAATTTAACAGAATCGTGTAGCCACACATTTAAATTTCAATGTTTAAAATATTTCGAATGGATAAATAATCCAAAAAGTTATTGTAATGATTTTTGTTGCGTTGATGTATCGACAAATTATAATGACATAAAATTTACATGCCAATGCCCAAAAAATACAATCTATAATGCCAGTTTATTAATTACAACATACAATTGCACAAACCCAATTCCATTTTTGAATAAACAATCAATAATTTTATTGATTTTAACATTTATAATACCAGTAATTTTTGTATTGTTAGTATTTTCATTGGTTCGTTGTTGTCGCAATAAAGATTATGTGCAAATATGATACTTATTGGTGCATCGTGCAAGTGTAAATTTTTTTGTGTAATATATTATAATGCCACAATTTTATGATAGTAATATAAGTGACAAACCAAATTATAACGTTGATAAAATCATAAATAAATTTATGATTTCAATTAATGTGAAAATAAAGGAAACATTGAGTGTTTATTATATTTGGGAAACAGA